CTTAACTCTGGTATTCTAGCAGAATTTGAGAAAAAGTCAACCTTCGGAAACTTAGTCAAATTAAATTTGAACGCTACCCCTGATAGAAAATTTCTATTCTGTATTTGTTTTCCGAATGCCGAATTAGTCATTATCTTTTTGATTATTTATTATCTTTGAGTGAAATCAATCCCTTCTAAGTGGTCGTACTCATGTTGGAATATTCTTGATGCAAAACCATATAACTTCAATTTATGAACTTTCTCATCTTCATCCTCATATTTTACAACTATTCTATCTGGTCTTTTAACATTTATAATCTCATCGGGAAATGATAAACATCCCTCTTCAAACCAAACAGGGTCTCCATATGTTTTAGTAATTTTTGGATTGAAACAAGTAATAGTTTCTTGAGTTTCAATGTTTAATATCATACAAAATGCTCTCTCCCAAATACCAATTTGATTGGCAGAAAGTCCAACACCTTCATAATGAAGCATATTTTCAACTAAAGTCTTAGATAATTCTTGACGATCTAAATGATAACCACATACCTCAACTCGGTGATGCAGCATATAGTTATCAGATTTAATCAGTGGTTTGATCATTTTCTTCTCTTGGGTTATTTAGTTCCCAGTTTCCAATGTTGAAAACGTCTAGATATACCCATTTAGCATAATATACTCCACGATAACACAGAAAGGCAAAGACCCTCTCTATATCGTGTTTATCTTCGTCCCATTCTGGTGCTTGTCCTTTACCTAATAAGTGTAACATTTGCCTTAACCTCCTGTAACATTATTTATTGTTTTGGAATGCAGACAAAAAAAGAGACCCCTGAAAGGAGTCTCTGATATCTCGAACGAGATATTTATATTACATAAGGTTGGAAACCTTAACTCTTCTGTAGTAACGGTTTGTGTTACGTGTAAGTGTTCCAAGTCCTTGAGTTGTTCCTTGTGAGAATGGGTTCTCAACCATACCATATCTGGTCTTGAATCCAATTTTTGGTTGGAATGTATCCTGACCAACCGCACGAACCATCTGTAATGGTACATATGGGCAGTAGAATAATCCAGCGTCATAAGGAGATGAACCTTTGTAACCGATAACATAGTACTGAGTAGCAGCAACGTTAGCAGCAAATGGGTCAATGTACACTCTGTACTTACCTTGTAATACACCAGCAAATGTATTGCCTGTGTCATCTACGTTTAGGTTAGCGTTAAGAGCAGGAGTGTAATCTAGTACACCAGCCATTGTCAATGCAGAAGCAACGTCAGCAGAACAAAGGATCATGTTGCCCTTTCCTCTACGAGTCTCTTGTGCGATTGCGTTAGCATCTCTTTCCATCTGGAATATGAGACCTTTGAACTTCTCAACTGACCATCTTCCGTTGGAGTCTGTGTCTAAGTCGAATGTTCCACCAGAAGCAACGTTTGCTTGAGCACCAGGCTTCGCTACGTTGTAAATTGTTCTGATAACTTCTCTGTTGATTTCAGCAAGTATCTCTGTTGAAAGGATATTTGCTAACTCAGCCTCTGCGTTCAATCCGTGGATTGCCTTAAGGTCTTGAGCAAGTTCTAAACTGTACTCTGCCTTTAGTGCTCTGGACTTCGCTGTAACGGTCACTTTCTCGATTGAGAATGCCATTTCGTTGAAGTTGTCACCAGTTGTACCTAGATCTTCAGAGTCTCCAGTTGTCATACCCTGACCTACGTTGTAGTCAGTAGCATTTGCTTGAGATGCAGTTCCACCAAGTAATCCTGGATTTGTACCACTTTGAGCAGTTGTACCTAAACCAACGTTAGATGCACCAGTAGCAGTGAAACCTGCTGTGTTGTCAAATCCTTCATTCTGACCAGAGAATGCTGAATCTGCTTCGTTGAACAGTGCTTCTGAACCAGACTGAGTTTTGAATCTGGATCTCATTGCAAAGATTAGTCCAGTTGGACCATTCATTGGTTGTACACCAGCCAAATCGTATGCCACCAAGTTAGGCATTGAACGACGAATTAGACTGATTAATACTGGGTCGAAACCAGCAACAGGACCTGCAGCGGTTGCACCAGCGGTAAATCCACCTGTGCCAGCAGCGTTTGTTGGCTGTTCTGCAAGGAATGATGCTTCCTCACGTAATTCTTTTTCTTGGTTTTCTAACAGGATAGCGGTTGTAGCTCTTCTATGAGCGTCTTTGATTGGATCAACTCCATCATAGTCGAGGATAGGTCCCCACTTTTCCTGCAAATGTTCTGTGTTATACATTTGCATTTTGATTTTTACCTCTTACGGTTTGTTGTTTGAATAAATGTTAAATTCACTTTTTGGCAGCTCTGGATAGAACGTTCAAATAGGCTTGCATTCTAGGAGTAGTCTCTTCCGAGATTACTTCATCTGTTGAAACCTCTTCTGATAAGTTCTCAGAGGTGCTCTTTGGAGCACTAGTTTTTGATGGGAAATAAGATTCCTTCAATGTAACTAGTTTCTCACGATAGTCTGTCTCACTTTCAAACTCAACATTTTCGGCAAGAGTAGCGAGTTTTTCCTTCTGAGTGTCTGCAAGACCTTCAGATACAGTAGCGAAAACGCCATCTGCATTGGATTCTGCCAATCTACGATTTAGAGCAACATTGCGATCAATCTGCTCATTGAGTTTACCTTCCATTTCATCAAGCTTGTCTACCATGCTATTAAGTACATCATATTTTTCTTCAGGTACAGTTACATAATGTTCTTCAAAAAGTGACTTCATACCTTCTAGGAAGGATTCGGTCATTTCAGATTTGAGTCCTGTCTCTACTTGTAATGCGTTCTCTTGGAACCACTCATCACAAACATATTCGAGATAAGAGTCAACTCTTTCTGTTAGTCCTTTCTTAATTTCATCTAGTTCTTCAACTAGTGCAACAGCATAGGACTCTTGCAACTCTTCTTTGATTGCTGCAACTTTAGACTTAATTGCAGTTTCAAAAATTGTAGTTGCTTTTTTCTGGAAATCTTCAGAAAGTTCTTCACCTTCAAGAAGTGCCTTAACGTCATCTTGGACATCATAGGTTTCTTCTTCTTCGATGACTTCTTCTTCAGAAGTTTCCTGTTCTGCAACAACTTCCTCTTCAGAAGTTTCCTCTTCTGCAACAACTTCATCAGTTGCTTCAGATTTGGGTTCTTCTTCGATTACATCGCCTTCAGGTTCAGCTTCCTCTGCCTTAGCTGCCTTTGCATTTACGATATCCTTGACTTGAGCAAGGGTCGCTGCAGGGTCTTTAAGCTTAGCAGAGTCGTCATCTGGCTTGTAGTTTTCTGGTGTAGGTCCACCAAGATCCTCTACTGGGATGCCTGATGCTGGCATAGGATCAGCTTTTGCTGCTCCTGCTGTGACCTGATTTTCTTCGATGTTTTCCATTTCGTGTAAGTTGTTACAGTCTTTTTATTTGAATTCGTAAGAATCTATACTTATTTATAGTTTTCTTAAACTTAGAGATTATTTAGAAAATCTTGAAACAAACTAAGTTTCTTTTCTTCTAATCTATTTTGTGTGACAAGTGTGTTAATTGTCTTCTGAGTTTTTTCTGCGAGTTCTTCACGAAGTGATCCTCCCTCCCAAATCCACTCTCTTCCTTCCATAATTCCATTCACAAAAGCGTCTGGTGCGGAAGGGTCTGCTACTATATCTGCAGCAGTTGCTAGTTGGAAATCTTCTCCAACCATTTTACAACCATTTGAACTTTCTTTTAGTGAACCAACACCACGAGACGAGACTCCGAGTTTAACTCCTTCATCAATTAATGATGATGCAATTTTACCCATTGGTGTTGAAAGTAATTGTGCTTTACCTCTAAAGTTATTTCCCTCTCTTACGAGAGAAGTAATTTTATGAGATACACGGTCAAGGTTTACAGTTGGACCTTCAGGATGTCCGAGTTCTCCAAGTGCTCTTCCTTGATTCACAAAAGTTTTATTGTATCTATTGACTTCATTTTCTAGAATGTCAACGGGATACATTCTCCCATTACGGTTTTTAATTCCACCTTGAAGGAACACACCCTCAATGCAGAGTCGTTTAGCTTTACCTTTACCAACCCTTTCGGTGATAATTTTAACTTGGGAAATTTCTTCTGTGATAAGTTTCATGGTTTTATTTTAACTAATTGTGTATCCTACCTTTGCACCTAAAACAGCAGCGTTTGCTGCAAAGATTGCTTCAGTTGATTGTTTCTCTACAACTTCAACAGCATTACCTGGTAACGTAAAAGTTCCAATTGTTGTAGATCCTCCAACAGAGTCAATAACAGATACTAATCTTGCAGTTGTACTGTTATTAACAAGACGCACTGCTGTAGCACTTCCAAATGTAGAAGCACCAGCAGCATTTGTACCGCAAGCTGCCTCAGTACTTTTGATTAATGTGATCATTCTTCTGTTTCTATGGTAGTTTCATCTTCCACTTCAAGTTCAGATTCTGCTTCGGGTGCTTCATCACCAAAAAGTTCTGCACCGACTATAGGTCTGGTTGCATCTACATACTCTGCTGCTTTTGTAAATAGTCTTTCCTTTATTTTATCGGAAATATCACTCGCACTAGCATCAGTAGCGATCAAATCCACAAGATCTTCCATAAGATTAATTTATTGCAATATACTTATTTATAGCTCTGCCGATTTTGTATCTTTTTGATATTGTGCATCTGTTATCTGTGATGCTGCTGCATCTGGATCTTCATCAGTAGGAACTGCTCCTAAATCCTCTCCTTCTTGAGGTAATGGTTCTCCAGTTATTGGATCAACTTCTGCTGGATTTGGAAGAATACCTTTCTCAATTTCATCCTCAATCTGCATATCAATCTCTTCAATTTCTTGATCAGTTTGTTGTAAAACTCTCTTACGAACAAATTCTGTTGAGTAAAACTTGCCAATGTAAGGTTCGATTGTTGCAAGATTGCTCAAACGATTTTGCAACATCTCAGATTCTTTGAGTTCTGCAAATTGATTATCATATAAGAAGTCATATTGAATATGATCTTCCATTTGCTTCCAATCTTCTGGAGTTACAATGTTCTTAAGAATTAACTGTGTCTTCAGAAAATCATTAAACATATGAGCAAAACGCTTTCTTAAACGTCCTACAAACTTAGAGAATTGTAGTTCATCTCTTAATATCTCTGATGAACGACCTAAATTAAATCCACTATCCGCACCAATTCTAGATTCTGGTACACCAAGTGCACGATATAATTTTTTCTGGAAATAATCAACGTCTGTAAGTTCACCTAAGTTTTGTCCACCAGGTAAAGTTGTAATTTCAGTTCCACGACCACCTTCTCTACGAGGCAACCAGAAATCTTCCATCATAGACATGAACTTACGATCATCTCTAATTTCACCAGTTTGTGCATTATAAACTAGTTTATTACGATAGCGGTTCATTACCTCTTTAAGGTATTGCTCTGCTTTAACTTTTGGTAAATTACCTACATCAATATAAAATATTCTTCTTTCTGGTGCTCTTGATAATCTGTAAATTACAAGACTATCTTCAATCATACGAAGTTGATTAACTGCTTTGATTGCTTTTTGTAGATATGATAGTACTCTATTTTTATTTCGATCTACTAATCCTGATGTACAATATGTAATTGAGTCTTTAGATATTTTTGTTGCACCTTTTCCTGCTTGTGCAATCATCCCTGTAGGATAATTGGGTTTCATAGTATAAAGATAATATTCATCAAATTTAGGATTTACAACATTATTTTCTTTACTATTAATCCTCACATAAGGGTCTTTATCATTATCTCTTTTCTCCTGACGTACATACTTAATCTTTAACGGATCAATATATCTTAAATCTTGAATACCTTCTTGGGGGTTTTTTGGATCTATAACTTTGAGATAATATAAACGACCATCAATATACCAGTTACGGAAAATCTCATGAGACTTTTTATCAAAGTCCATTGTTTCCTTTAAATATCTAAATTCTTCTCTAATTTTTTTCTTAATGCCTTCACTGGCATTGAGATTTGATAATTCAACCTCTACAGGTGAATCATATAAATCTGTGACGATTGCTTCATTGACGACATCTTCAATAGCCTTATCCACTTCGGGATGAAGAGCCATATCTCTATATCTTCTAATTAATTCGTGTTCGTTACGATATGCACCTTCAATATCTACGTATTGACCATAAAAACCACTAGCGACATAATTATCAACCCCGTCCTCATTATTCTTGGGGACAGGGCTAACAATCGAAGTGGATTTGTTCTGTGAATCCTCAATTGAAAAACCAAAAAGTTTTGCCATTATATTATTTTAATTGAACTTGTATTATGTTCTATTTAGCTGATGTTCACACCGCCTGAAACTGGACTATCTCCTTTTAGGATTTCAATATACTGAACCTGA